AGAAAAAATTATCTTTTTTCCATTGCCAAGAACGATGTGGTTTTTAAAGTTGACAATAAAACTTGAACCAGATGTGTCACTAGATAGAGACGAAAGCTGTTCAAAAGTTGTACCGTCGAACCTGTATGGCTTGCCTGTACCATCTACAAGCATCAGCTTTTCTGTTCCGTCAAAGTCGTACTTCAAAAAACGTACTTTACCAGTACCGCCTACAGTTACACCAGAACTGTTATACGTTGCGTTGTCTGTAATCTTTGTCCAACCAGAACCTGTGGAAAAGTACACATCATTATCTTCACAGGCAAATACCTTGCCGTCATAGCGAACTATACCACGGATAATCTTGTTAAATGTAATCGAAGTGCCATCTGCAATAGTCTGCGCTGTATCCAGCGTCACTGTTGCAGCACCAGATGTCTGCGAAGTGATAGCACTAATCTTGACTACACCTGCAATGCCCGTGCCATTGACCACCATGCCCACAGATAGTGTGCCTACCTTATTGTCCACTGTCAGCGTTGTAGAGGCAGTTACAGCCCCATCAACGTCCGCTGTGACATTGGGTATAGCTGCAGTGTCAAACTTGCTGTAGCCCTCTACACGGCGATATCCACCAAACACTGACGGCTCAAAGTTACGCAAGATACGTGCAGAGCCGGGTGCCTGTTGTCCCTGCTGATACGGAGCAAGGTTAGTAATCAACCCACCCTGAAACAGAACTGAATAGGTACGCCAATTGTCAGCCATTAGGTAGCAATCCTCGTTGAACTAATGCTTCCACCAGTGTTCTGTGCAATCATACCAGAACGTACATAGTACGTGCGGTTAATCAGAGTGGTACGCATATTCTTGATACCCTCTTCAAACTTTTCTTTTGCTACAAGTGCGTCTTGTGTATTGCCCCGGAACAGATAAGCATAGTGCATGGCACCATCTACAATGACATGCTTAAAGCGTTCTGGGATAGATGGTACGTCATCATGCAGGTCTAGGTCTACTGGTACACGGTAGTATTCATACACTACAGTGTACGCCTTGTCCGGCTCTGGTGTAACAATATACTCTAGTGCGGGACCATGAATGACAAAGTGTGGTACACCCTGCCGTGTTGTGCTGTCGTACTCTTGCTCAACATGATGGTCAAGATACTCTTCATATGCCATGACACTCAGACGTGTCGTGCTGTTTCCAAGAGTAGTATCTTTTTTAACACGGAAGGTTTCAAAGTTAATCAGCTTCGTGTCATGTGGAAATGGATAGCGAGAAACATCAGCCGACAAAGTATCTTCCTGCTCTACATGATTAAAGGGCCAATTAAACTCGTGCTGATTGATGTCCCGTATAGAAGCATTGACGGCATCTTTAGCATGAGCATAAAAGCCCTTTACAGTAGCAAAGTTGGAAGTTGTAAGTTCGACCTCGTTAACTCGCTTATTTACTTCATTTACAAGTCCAAGGAAATCATAAGCCATTATTTCTCTCTTATCACTAGTTTAATAGTTCGTTCTGCGACCCTAGCATTACTGTCTGTCATTGCACATGTAAATGTGTACTCTCTATTTAAAACTCCCCCGCCAATGTTAATTGTAGCAACAGTGCTAGTCGGAGTGTTTATTGTTTGAGATACGTTTTGAATGCTGTCTGTTACTGCACTACTAGAAGCTGTGGTAAGTGTTTGTCCTGCTGCCAGTGTTGTCTTGCCAATCTCTGGCGTTTGCACAGACCAGACTACAGAACTGATTGTAGCACTGCCCAAAAAACGAGACCAATCAACACTATAGTCTAGTGTCTCATCTGGGTCTTTTACGGGCCACCTAAATGACATTTAAATCTCCTATGCTGCCTTTGCTCTGCGTTCTGCCACTGTAGAGAACCTGTCAATATAAACTGTTCTACTTTCTTGTGGTATGCGAACCGTTCTTTCTGGTGAAGCAGCCTTACCAACTACAACAGTTCTTTCCTCGTGCGGTACATAGACCCTACGTTCTTTGGAACTGTTTGTAAATTTCTCAACATATACGACACGCTTTCTGCCGTACTGGTCTCTAATTGCTTCAAAGTCAAATACTACAGCGGTGGTAGTAATCGTACCAAGTGCGGATGTACCAGCCGTGCCAGCTATAATGTCTGTGACATTGACGGTTATAGTGCCAGCAGATGCTGTAGCAGATGCGCTATCAAGCGTTTCACTTATACCTACGCCGACAGAAGCTATCGTACCAGTTGCTTCTACGCCGGTAAGTCCAGCATCCACATTGAGGTCAACGTTTCCTGCTGCACCTGTACCTGCCACACCTGTCGGTGTCTCAGTTACATTCTGCCGTCCTTCAGATGTGGCTGCAGTAGCAGTTACACCAGTTGCAGCAATCTGCAGGTTGGGCTGCGCAGTACCGGCTGCGCCTGTCGCAACGACTGCAGTAGGCGTCACAGTATTGCTAAAGGTCAGTGAGCCGTTGACTGCGCCAGTAGCTTCTACACCAGTAAGTCCAGCACCGGTATTGACCTGTGCCACACCGTTGACAGCACCTGTAGCCTCAACGCCTGTGGCAATAACTTCGGTGATGTCAATCTCAAGACCGCCAACACTTGGGGCTTGAACTGCACCTGTAGCTGCTACACCTGTCGGTACAATCTTACTGTCGTTAGTAAGAGTTAGCGTACCAACTGCACCAGTAGCAGACACACCAGTAACAATTTCTGTTACTTGTGCTTCGACAGTGCCTACTGAGGCGGTAGCACTTACACCTGTTGCCGTAGCGGCGGCATCAATGCTAACATTGCCAAGTGCTGTAGTACCAGCTACACCGGTTAGTTTCTCTGTTACATTCTCTTGGGCTGTACCGATAGAGACTGTAGCACTTACACCTGTTAGTCCGACAGTGTTTGAGATAGCAACCGTGCCGACAGAACCTGTGGCCGACACACCGGTCAGTGCTTCTGTAGGCTTCTCTTCAACAGTACCTACTGCACCTGTTGCACTTACGCCACTAAGCGTGGCTGTATTACTAATTGCAACGGTGCCGACTGCACCTGTAGCTGAGACACTCTCAAGGACTTCAGAGACATCAATCTCAAAGCCAGTGACTGCTACAGTCTGGACTGCGCCTGTAGATTCAACGCCAGTTGGAACAATCTTACTGTCGTTGCTTACGGTCAGAGTGCCAACTGCACTTGTAGCATCTACACCTGTTAACTCTACAGTATTTGATATTGCGAGAGTGCCTACAAAAGTTTCAGCATCAACGCCAGAAAGAATTACCTCTGTTGTTTTTACCTCTATAGTTCCTATAGAACCAGTAGCAGATACACCAGAGATAATTTCTGTAATATCAACTTCAAAACCGCCAGCAGATACGGTTTCAATTGCACCAGTAGCTGATATCCCGTCTATGCGTACCGGTACTATACCATATCTAGCAGTTCCATACTGACCTTGACCGTATATAGCACGATAATTAAACTCAGAAGGAACAGAAACTACATCAAGGTACGCATAAAATGGTCCACAATTGATTCCATTTTGGGCTGAGTAAAAACTTAGAGTGCTACTATTTACAGTTACTTCAGGTGAACGTAACCAAATGTCATTATTAGAACCGCTACTACTTGTTTCAGCATATAGGTAGAAACTACCAGTATTTCCTGCAGTGTTTCCGGTTGTGCCAGACGGAGTTCCTCCACCGTCTCGCACCCACTTACCATAGGCAGTTGTTGAAGTTCCAACAGATTCAAATGTTACTGCGTCATAGTCAGACTGAATACTGTCTAAACTACCTGATGAGATTTGCGAATCGTCCGATGTACTATTGGTTTGGAAATTTTGACTGACTGAAAAGTCAGAAAATGTATTACCACCAATATTAAAGTCGTCTAGTTGAACATCCCCTCTAAAAGATGTACCAGACTGATACAGTACAACAAGACGTACAGTCGCACCTACGTAATCGCTAATGTCCGCTGTTCTTTCGGTCCACGTAGCATCATTCTGTGCGCCGACAGAAATAAGCCTATCTGTGATACCGACTTGAGGCATTTTACGTCCTCAATTAAGCGATACGGACGATAGCAGTTGATGCGCCAGCGGCGGGAAATTCAATGGTAAGGTCACCAGCAGTAGCAGATACGGTACCACCGAAATCAATAACAGCAATTGCTGAGTTACTGTTTGCTGTGTTGTAGATGATACAACCGTCAGTCGAAACTGTAACATCAGAAAACACTTCATCAGTAAAGTCCAGAATAGCTGTAGAACCAGACAACGAAATGGTAGCACCATCAAGTACCTGACCACCTGCACTATATCCAGTACCAGATGCCTCATCAGAGTTACCTGTTACGTCTGAATAGTTAGTAGTGCTGGCGTTGTATGTACCAGTTGGTGATGCCTTAATCAGTGCCAGTTTGATGGAGTCTGTATCAAGGTCGTGAAGACCTTTAAGAAGTTCCTCTTTGAAGCTGTTACACATTGCAGTGGTAATAGCCATTTGTTTCTCCTGTTAGAAATCAGATAAATGAGAGGGCGGATTGATGAACGTAGGCCGCCCCCTCATATTAGTTAGGCGAGAGTGTCGCGGT